GCAAGGAGTACGATCTCTACCAACTATGGGAGAATGCCTCTAGGGAAACACCAGACGGTATCATCCATAGCTTCAGGGACATTGAGGAAGCCCTAAACGAACACAAGCAACACAAGCTAGCATCGTACCCATTTGACTGCCTAGAGAACGCACTATTCGGTTTACACAAGGGTGAACTAGTGTTATTCAAGGGTATGGAAGGCATAGGTAAGACTGAAATCTTCAGGGCTATGGAGTATCATGCACTCAAGACAACTACTGAGAACATTGGTATCATCCGCCTAGAGGAAACACTTGGTGACACCATTCGTGGGTTAGCAACGTACCATCTACAGGCACCAGCCATGATGGAGAACTCTGGTGTATCTAACCAAGATGTAATGAACGCCTACCGTGATATTGTGAAGGGGAAAGACGATAAACTATTCATCCAGTCTGGTTTTGATAGCGATGATCCCGATACTATTCTTGGGAACATTCGTTTTCTGGTTAGTGGTTGCGACTGTCGTATCATCTTTCTGGACCACCTTAGTATGCTTGTCACGGGTCTTGAGGATGATGATGAACGTAAGAAGCTAGACTACGTAGTCACTCAGCTAAAGAAGATGGCTATTCAACTAGGGTTCTGTCTCGTTACCATCATGCACGTAAACGACAATGGCCAGACACGTAGTTCTCGTTACCCACCAAAGATTGCTAACACAGTAATCCACATGGAGCGTAACATTCGTCATCCTGATCCATTCGAGCGTAAGAAACTATCCTTCATTGTAGAGAAGGGACGTGGACAGGGTGCAAAGACAGGCCCAGTTGGTTCAGTCTACTACGACAACGACACAACCTTCACTCTGCAAGAACTCAAGTCTGGTGAAGACATAGATCAGGATACACTGGAAGGACTATAACAATGAGCAACTACCTAGTCATCGACATTGAGTGTGAATCACTTACACCAAGTGTCATCTGGGTAGCCATCACCAAGGACGTACAGACAGGTGAAGAAAGGACATGGATTACACCTCATGAAACAAATACTCAAAAGTTTGTGGACTACATACGTGATTACACTCTTGTTGGTCACAACATTATTGGCTTCGATCTGCCTGTTATCAATCGCCTTTGCAATGCTCAGTACGACTTGGGTAGGTGCCTTGACACTCTTGTCCTTAGCCGTCTTGCCAATAGCTGGAAGTATAGTAACCATTCGCTGGATAACTGGGGACTACGACTGAACTTTCCAAAGGTTGACTTCAGTGACTTCTCTTGTCTCTCAAAGGAGATGGTTGACTACTGTAAGCAAGACGTAAGGTTGACAGCAAAAGTATTTGAGACTATACACAAGTACTACATATCCAAAGGCAGGTATGACAAAGCCATACGACTTGAGCATGACTCAGCTATCCTCTGCGAAGATATGAGAGCCAGTGGTTTCCACTTTGAGACAGCAAGGGCTAAGGAACTACACAAGGAGATATGTGACAAACTAGAGGAACTGAACCAAGCTATTCAGAAAGACTTCAAACCAAAGTCAGTTTTTGTCAAGGAGATTACTCCCTTGTTAACAGCTAAGGGTACAATATCCAAGAAGGACTTCAGGTTTCTGGATGGAGAACCAGAGGAACATGGGTTCTGTGCAGATGCACCCTTCAGCAGATTTGAGTGGGCTGAATTTAATCCGGGTAGTCCAAAGCAACGTATTGAGGTTTTGAATGCCTGTGGATGGAAGCCAAGGGAGAAGACTGACGGTTACATCAAGGCCGAACGTGAGAACAATGAGGAAAGACTGGAGCACTTCAAGACATACGGATGGAAGACTTCAGAGGCTAACCTAGCCACCCTACCTGAACATGCCCCAGAAGGCGCTAGGAAGCTCGTACAGTGGATTACTCTAGACTCACGTAGGTCCACACTAGAGGAGTGGTTAAATGCAGTGGACGAAACTGACAACCGCATTAGAGGGAATTTTAAACACATTGGCTCGTGGACTCACCGTAAGTCCCATAGTGGTCCGAACATGGCTAATATTCCTTCCAGTGCTTATCCACCGGAAGGTAGAGAGCCTACACCTGTTGAGTCCATAAACATTACCTATAACGGTCTAATGCGTTCTTTATGGAGCGTACCAAAGGATAGGCTATTGGTTGGTACTGACGCTGAAGGTATTCAGCTAAGAGTTCTGGCTCACTACATCGACAATGAGGAGTACACAGAGGCCATAGTCAATGGAAAAAAGGAAGACGAAACAGACATACACAATGTCAACAAAAGAGCACTTGGCCTTGATAGCATCACTAGAGACGATGCAAAAACATTTATCTATGCTTGGCTACTCGGAGCAGGAACAGCAAAGATTGCTCACATACTACGAACGAATAATGACAGAGCAGCTAAAGCGATGAATAGTTTCTTGTCATCTATTGACGGGTTGTCAAAACTGAAGTATGGTATTATACCTAATGATGCGCAGAGGGGCTACTTCATAGGGCTTGACGGTAGAGTAGTTAAGTGCGATAGTGAGCACCTCATGCTAGCAGGATACCTACAGAATGGTGAGTCAGTCATCATGAAGTGGGCTAATCGTATATGGTACAATCGTCTCAAGAAGGAAAAGATATGGTTCAGACAAGTTAACGATGTGCATGACGAATGGCAGACAGAAGTAGAACACTGTCTTGAAACTGCCAAGTACGTTGCTTATGTACAACGACAGGCTATCCGCCAAGCTGGTGAAGAACTAGAGGTTAAGTGTAGGCTTGACGGTAGCAGCGAAATAGGTTACAACTGGTTAGAAACTCACTAAAGGAAAGACGAAATGGCAACGAATTATCATAAAATCAAAGGTAAGCTAAAGTGGTGTCAGAACCTCTTTGAACCTGATGATTTTCGTGGTAGCCGTAACTACAAGGTAAATATGTACGACATTGACGAATCTGTGTGGAAGAAGTCAGGTGTACAGACACGCCCTCGTGAAGACAAAGAGGGTGATGTTATGTATACACTGAAGCGTCCTACTCGTAAGATGATTAAGGATGATCTTATTGAGTTTCCTCCTCCAGAGGTAGTCATGGAGAATGGTGAATCCTTAGACGGTAAGACCATTGGTAATGGCTCTGAGGCTATTGTAGAGTTCATCACCTATGACACTTCAATGGGTATGGGCCATCGTTTCAACAAGGTGATTATCACTAACCTCGTTGAGTACGTTAAGCCTACTGCTGAAGACAACCCACTAGACTGATAAAGAGGCTAACATGAGCAAGCAAATCGAAACACTGGTGGATGACATCTACGGACTCTTCGGTTCAGAGAAGGAGTTCGATAGCTACCTTTCTGATCGGTTTGGTCTCATGTTGGCCCAGACAGTACAGTCACGTATTGGTGCACAAAACAAGGAAGGCAAGGGAACACTACGCATGTCCAACATGGGTACTCCTTGCCTTCGTAAACTCTGGTATCATGTCAACATGGACATTGAACATGCTGAACCACTGCCACCATACGCTCGTGTCAAGTTCCTCTATGGTGACATCCTAGAAGAGCTTCTCTTGTATCTGGCTGCTGAAGCAGGACACTCTGTTGAAGGTATGCAGGATGAGCTAGAGATTGATGGGATCAAGGGTCACCGTGACGCAGTTATTGATGGTGTAGTTGTTGATGTCAAGAGTGCCTCTACGTATTCATTTCAAAAGTTCAAGAACCATCTGACAAAGGAAGAGGATGCCTTTGGTTACATTCCTCAGTTGATGCAGTACCTGTGGGCATCCAAGGATGATCCTCTTGTAACAGACAAGAACCGTGCTGCATTCCTAGTCATAGACAAAACACTTGGTCACATTTGCCTTGACATACATGAGTCAGATGGTGTTAACTATGATAACTATGTTAACTTCACTAGGGATGCTATCAACTCACCCAACATACCCAACAGGGTATTCAAGGATGAACCAGATGGTAAATCAGGTAACATGAAGCTGTGTACTCAGTGCTCCTATTGTGACTGGAAGAAGAAGTGCTGGCCTAGCCTTCAGACTTACATCTACAGCACTGGACCTAAGTACTTGACTAAAGTAGTACGAGAACCTAATGTCCCGAAAGCGTAACTAAAATGACTACTAAAGCAGAAGTTCTAAAAGTTATCAGAGCTAAGTGCATGGACTGTAGCTGCTATCAGTACACAGAAGTCGAACAATGTCCTGTACACACGTGTGCTTTACATTCCTTTCGCTTTGGTAAAGACCCAAACCCCGCTAAAGGAGGAAGAAAAATAAAGGGCTTTACACAGTATGCCAAAGAAGCGTAAGACACCAGAAAAGATACAAGGAAAGAAAGTACGTAGTGCATTTGAGTACGAAGTATGGAAAGGTATCCAAGCCTTTCTACCTAACAAGAAAGCCAAGGCATACTACGAACCAGAGAAACTAACCTACACTGTAACATCTGAGTACATTCCTGACTTTGTTATTGAACGTAAGGATGGTACAAAGATGTACATAGAAGCCAAAGGACTAGGAAGAGCATTCGACTACCAGACACGCAAGAAGATGATTGCCATAAAGGAACAGTACCCAGACTTGGATATACGTATTGTATTCTACAAAGATGGTCCTATATCCAAGGGAGCAAAGATGAGGGCTAGTGACTGGGCTACCAAGTACAACTACAAATTCTCTATTGGAACAGTACCAAAGGAATGGTTCGATGACTAAGAAAACACCAGACTTCCTAAACCACCTCCTCCACAGCGACTTCATGAATGACCTCATCTCTTGGAAGATGAAGGATACCTGTGAGTACCACGCTGAAGAGTACAAGAGGCTCCATTCAAAGCATGGAACTTACGGTCTAAAGCCTCACGAGCAGGAGGACAAGGAAGATCACCGTAAAGATGCGATAGCATTCAAGCATGTCTACATCTACTTCAGTGGTGACTATGACTACAAGATAGGGATTGATGATGAGTGATGACCGCATCGAAGAGCTGGAAGCTGAATTAGCCTACTACAAAGGCTTTCACGATGACATACGCAAGATCGGCACATACGCCATCATGCCTTTAAAGTCGCAAGAACCCAAGCAGTCTTATGACACCATCCGCCAGCAACAGGATACAATAGCTGCCCTTAATGCAACTCTAAACCAAATACCTGACCACGCCTATAATGCTGGGATGCTGAAGGGTATCTTAGTTAGTATTGTTGAGTGGGCCTACCTCCAAGAGGATAAACCTGAGTGGTTAGATGGTGCAGAAGGTATACTTAGGAAGGTGACGCATGACTGACGGACCTGATACAATCAAGATCATCGACTACATCGAAAACGAAGATGGCTCTGCTACTGTTACGATGGACATAACACAGCGTACCGCCCAGATGCTGATAGAGATCGGCTTCCTGAAACTACTAAAAGACTACATCAAGGAGACAGAGGATGAGTGATGACAAAAGAGATCGTGTAATCTCTATGGCAGAGTTCAAGAGCTCTCTAAAGGAAGACGAACAAGAGAACATTAACTTTGTCATGGATCAGATTGACGATATGACTAACAAGAGGGCAGTTATCTCTATTGTCATTACTGAGGATGGTTACAGGTTCTTCAGTAGCACTGGTGACCATCGTGAGATTGTATTCGGTTGTGAAGCACTAAAGACATTTGTACTAAAGGACATCCTAGATGGCTAAGACTCACTTGATTATCCCTGATAGTCATGCACACCCTAACCACCACAACAAAAGGGCAGAGTACCTTGGACATCTCATTAACGATATTAAGCCTGATGTTGTTATTAACATTGGGGATACTGCTGATATGCCTAGCCTGTCTTCCTATGATAAGGGAACTAAGGGGTTTATTGGACGTAATTATAAGAAGGATGTGGAAGCAGCCGTAGACTTCGAAGACCGTGTGTGGTCCATTGTAAAGAAGCAGAAGAAGCGTCTACCTCTACGAATCAAGCTACATGGAAACCACGAACAACGAATCGTTAAGGCAATCAATAGCTCTCCTGAGTTGGATGGTGCTATCTCTATTAACGATCTCCAAGAATCTGACTATTATGATACTGTCGTTCCTTACAATGGGAATACTCCCGGTGTTGTGGAAGTTGACGGGATACACTACGCCCACTTCTTTGTCTCTGGCGTTATGGGTCGCGCTATCGGTGGTGAGCATCCTGCTTACAGTCTCATCACTAAGGAGTTCACTTCGTGTACTTGCGGTCACATACACATTATGGACTTCGCTGAAAGAACAGCAGTAAATGGTAAGAAGGTGTATGGTTGTATTGCTGGTGTGTATCAGGACTATGATGCTGACTGGGCTGGTGAGTGTAACAAACTATGGTGGCGTGGTATCGTAGTCAAGCGTGGTGTAGAGAATGGACAGTATGATCCTGAGTTTATTTCTCTACATAGATTGGAGAAGGAGTATGGATGAAGAAACACTAGAGCTAATCGTGACTAGCTACATAAATAAACGTGGTGATCTGGAGGAACTATTCGAATTATTCGGATTGACACCACAAGAAGTATTTGTTACTATATACTATGCAGGACTACTAGACGAAGACATCCTAGAGAACATGAGATCACTCTAATGGGCGACAACGAACAGAAAGAGAAGCGTAGGAGAAACCTACAGGCCAAGAGACTACACGAGGGACGCACTGGGGAGTACAAGTTAAGGGTTGTTAACCCTAAGAAAACTGAGTACAAACGAGTTAGCGACAGAGAGTTGTACAACAAGTATAACTACATTACTTCGGACGTAGAACCAGATGATTAACCAAGTAGACTACAATGCTGCCTTAGCTACGATAGACTACCTAAAGGAACAAGTACAACTCTACCAAGATCAACTCAAGAAAAGAGATACGTACTACTCTATCAAGGTTAAGGACAACTACTGGGTCTATGGTTCAGAGAAGGCAGTACAAGCCGTACAAGACGTTTTGTTTGAAAACCTACGCTTAAAAGGATATGAAGATGTATAAGCTAATGATTGGTGCTGTAGCCCTACTTATGCTAACCCTACTAGGTGCTACTGTGTTTACCAAAGCAAACACTATTGACCCTAATGAGTCTATCCTAGTCAATCGTCTAGGTAAGTCTGACCTATGGACTGTATCTGAAGCCTGTGTAAATACACCAGAGAAGTCTCTAGAAATTTACAATAAGGCTACTGCTCTAGCCAAGACAGAAAACATCTTTAATACACAAGAAGAGATTGCCTTATTTGCCAAGGCATTCACTGCTGTAACTCAGCGTCCATTTGCTGATGAACAGGAGTCAGAGCTTATTGTGGTAGAGTTCCCAAAGGATGATGGCACCCTAGCTGGTGTTCTTGTTCTAGGCTTTAGGGGTAACTGTTGGTTAGGATCGTTTAGGTTGACTGCTGAGGCATGGACCTTGATGAAGGAGAACATGAGGGGGGTTTAATGGCTAAGTGTAAGAACTGCGGGGCAGAGAAATCTAGAGATAGTCGTAAAGAACGATGCTATAAATGTGAAGCTAAGAAAGCTTCTACTAAAGAGAAGAAAGAATATCGAGCCTTTCAAAGAAAGCGTAGGGTTGAAGAAGGTATTACTGGTAAAGACGGTATGGCCAATGGAAACGGTAATACACACATTGCACATAGAAAAGATAGAAGCAAGGGTGGTGGGAATACTAAAGCCAATACATTTAAGCAAGTTGCATCAAAAAATCTTAGAAAGAAACGTACTAAGACAACATGAACATACGTATCTATGGAACAAACTCTGAGGGGCAAGAGGTTATTTATGACCACGAACCCACAGACTTATACGATATTGAATTAGTTGTTGACAAGAGTGGCCTCAAGGTTATATACGTAGATGTAGACGGTATTGACGTTGAGGAGCACTACTATACATTTGACCATAATAATCTAATGGTGGTGACATAATGCCAAAGAAGCTAGAAGAAATCCGTAAGGCAGTACAGAAAACAGGTAAGTCCAAAGATAGTGCCTATGCTATTGCTACTGCGGCATACAAGAAAATGAAGTCTAAGAAGAAAAAGAAATGACACAGTATCGTTACGTAGTCACACACTATGATGAACCACTGACTTGTCCTATTGCTTCTTACCCTACTTACGATGAAGCTAGGCTCTTTGTAAATACTCACGACCAACCAGCCTACTACACAATCCATGAAGTCTTAGTATTAGGCTCAATCGAACCGATTGAACAGGAGACTACAGAATGACACCATACGATATGGTACTAGAGTTTCGTACTGCATTTGGGAAGAAGAATGAGTACAATCTAGCTAACGTAGAGAATCAACTGTCTCTTATTGAAGAGGAAGCAGACGAGCTATGGCATGAAGTTAATGGTGTGGATAGTTCTGGGTTCCTATTTCAGAAGGATATTGAAAAAGAAAAGTTGACAAAGGAACTCTGTGACCTTATCTATGTGTGCTACGACATGGCTATTGCACTAGAGCTACCAATCAATGAAGCCTTCTCTCGTGTACATGAATCCAACATGAGTAAGCTAGGTGAAGATGGTAAACCTATCTATCGTGAGGATGGTAAGGTACTGAAGGGGCCGAACTACAAGAAACCAGACCTGAGTGATTTATTTAATGATCCATAGACTTTTAGAACAACTAAAGAGTAGTGAAGGCAAAGAGGTAGTTATCATTTTCTGCCTCTTTTTCTTTCTCACACTCTTCGGAGTAATCCAATCACTGTACGCTTGGCATGACCATTCGATGAGGACAACACCCTACAATGAACAACTACCTACCCACTGACTACCAGAACTTCATAGCAACTTCACGCTATGCCCGTTGGATCGAAACAGAAGGACGTAGAGAGACATGGCCTGAGACTGTCTCTAGGTATATTGAAAACGTAGTAGAGCCTAAGCTAAACGATAAGAAGCTAGTCAAGGAACTAGAAGAAGCTATCCTTAACCTTGAGGTTATGCCTTCTATGCGAGCACTAATGACTGCTGGTGTAGCCCTACATCGTGATAACACTTGTGCCTACAACTGTAGCTACCTGCCTGTGGATGATCCCAAGTCCTTCGATGAAGCTATGTTCATCCTTATGTGTGGTACTGGAGTAGGCTTTAGTGTAGAGCGTCAGTTCGTAACGAAGCTACCAGAGGTTCCTATCATCTATGACTCTGACACTGTTGTTGCAGTCAAGGATAGCAAGGAAGGATGGGCTAAGGCACTACGTCAGCTTATTGCACTACTCTACAGTGGTGAAGCACCTAAGTGGGACACATCTAGGGTTCGTCCTGCTGGTGCAAAGCTAAAGACATTTGGTGGTCGTGCCTCTGGTCCCGGTCCTCTTGTTGATCTGTTTAACTTTGTTGTACGTACATTCAAGGGTGCACAGGGACGTAAGCTAAGTTCTATCGAATGCCATGACATCATGTGCAAGATTGGTGAAGTAGTAGTCGTAGGTGGTGTACGTAGGTCAGCCATGATCTCACTGAGCAATCTTAGTGATGACCGTATGCGCCATGCCAAGAGTGGTGCATGGTGGGAGAATGATCCTCAACGTGCTCTAGCCAATAACTCTGTAGCTTACACTGAAAAGCCAGATGCTGTATCATTTATGCGTGAGTGGATGGCCCTAGTTGAATCAGGTAGTGGCGAACGTGGTATCTTCAATCGTCAGGCTTCTGTTAAGCAAGTGACAAAGAATGGCCGTAGGGACAGTAACTGGGAGTTTGGTACTAATCCATGCTCAGAGATTATCCTTCGTCCATACCAGTTCTGTAATCTCACAGAGGCTGTTGTAAGGGCTACTGATACCTTTGGCGACATTGCTCGTAAGGTACGTCTAGCAACGGTTCTAGGGACCATACAGAGCACTTACACTGACTTCCCATATCTACGTAAACTCTGGAAGAAGAACACTGAGGATGAGCGTCTGTTAGGTGTATCTCTGACGGGTATCATGGACAATAAGCTACTCACTGCTGCTAACATGGACCTAGAAGAAGGACTAACCGAACTAAAGCAGATTGCCATTGATACTAATGCACACCTAGCTTCAGTACTTGGTATTGAGCCTAGTGCAGCTATCACTTGTGTCAAACCTTCAGGCACAGTATCTCAGCTAGTGGATAGCTCTAGTGGTATCCATCCTCGTCATAGTCACTTCTATATCCGTACTGTACGTGGTGATAACAAAGACCCACTAACCCAGTTCATGGAAGATCAGGGTATTCCTAGTGAACCATGCGTTATGAAGCCAGACTCTACTACTGTCTTTAGCTTCCCTGTACAGGCTCCAGAGGATGCTATCGTTACAGAGGATTTGACTGCTATCGAACAACTCAATACGTGGCTTATCTACCAGCGTCACTGGTGTGAACACAAGCCTTCTGTTACGATCAATGTACGTAAGGATGAATGGTTTGAGGTAGGTGCCTTTGTCTACAAGCACTTTGATGAGATGAGTGGTGTATCCTTCCTGCCCTACAATGAGCATACGTACCAACAGGCACCATACCAAGAGATTACCAAGGAACAGTACGAAGAAGCCCTAGCCAAGATGCCAGAGAGTATTGACTGGGACAAGCTAAAGGAGTATGAAGTTGAGGATACGACCAAGGCTAGCCAGACATTTGCTTGCTCTGGTGAATCATGTGAGATAGTGGACCTAACCTAATGTATGCAGTAATCTCAAGAAATAATTGTGTATGGTGTGATAGAGTAAGGGAGTACCTAAAGGAGCATACTGGTAAAGAAGTCTTTCAGTATAAGATAGATGAACATCCTATACTCTTAGACTTTGTTAAGGCAGCAGGCTTTAACACTGTTCCAGTTGTGTTCCACAATGGAGTTCTTATCGGAGGTATGGAAGACACAAGGGACTATATAGGAGTGTAACATGAAGATCAAGGCAACAGAGACTAAAGAAGTATGGATTGAGTTTTCCTTCAGTAGTCTAGATGGTGACGATATGGATGAAGAAACTGTCTATGCAATCATTGATGCTGAGACACAAGGGTTAGAGGATGCAGGGTATATGCTTGACTATGACTCAGAACTATGGTCTAAAGAGGATGGTAACGAATCCCTATTCGTAGAACATAGTTGGATTAAGATTGAGGAGTTAGATGACAAAGGCGACTGAGAAGCAAGTAGGCGGTAGCCACTACAAGGACTGTGGTATCCAGCCTACTCAGTATATCGTGTCTAATAATCTAGGCTGGTGTGAGGGTAATGCCGTTAAGTATATCACAAGGCACCGACTAAAGGGACAGGGTAAGGCAGACATAGAGAAAGCAATCCACTACCTTGAACTACTCCTAGAACTAGAGTACAGCGAATAAAGTAAAACCCCTTAAGGATTTCTCCTTAAGGGGTCTATTGTTTCGGATCACCAACTCTCTTTATTTACGACCAAATCCACGAGTACGTCTTAGTTTTTCTGCTTGTGAAGTGCCACGACCACCACCTAGAACCATCTCACCACCACGAGACTGAGGCTTAGGCTTCTGTGTTTTACGATATTCTTGTGCCTCTCTGGAGATAGCACCTCGCCTTGCATTAAGACTACTGGCACTTCGAGAAATAGCTTGTCTACTTCTTGCACTCCTCTTAAGAGAACCTGTTCCTGTAGGGAATCCTAGCAATTTTACTGGCTTAGGAGATAGTGAACGAGCAGGAGCCTTTACTTCAGACCTAGATGACAATGAACGAGTAGTGTCTCTAGGTGCTGGTAAAGG